AGGTGGAGCTGGTGGTGGAGGTAATGGTGGTGGACCTACAGGAGCAGGAGTAGCAGGAACAGCTAACACAGGTGGTGGTGGCGGAGGTGGCGGATTGAACGCTGGTGGAACCGCACCTTTAGGTAACGGAGCAGGTGGATCAGGACTAGTTGTTATAAGGGTACCTGGAGGAGTACCTTTAGCGGTATCTCCTGGAACAAATACAGTTACCTCATGTGTTGGAAGTTGTAATGAAAGAGTGGCTAGATTTACAGTATCTGGAACATTGACTGTAGGATAAAATTAAAATATAAAATAACTTTTAAGGAGAATATAATATGGCACATTTTGCAGAATTAGAATCAAAAACAGACCCAACAGGTTTTACATCTGATACACATTTAGTTGTGAAAAGAGTAGTGGTTGTTGCAAATGATGAAGTACCTTCAGACGAACATGTTGATGGTGAAACATGGTGTGTAAATTTTTTTGGTGGTGGAACTTGGAAACAAACATCATATAATAATAATTTTAGAAAACAATATGCAGGTATAGGTCATGTTTATAATGCATCAAAAAATAAATTTTTAGCTCCTCAACCTTTTGCTTCATGGGCATTAGATGGTAGTGACGATTGGAAAGCACCAATAACTTATCCATCAGTAGTTGATGATGGTGAAGAAACACCTTCATGGATTTATCATATTTCTTGGAACGAAACAAAATATAATGCTAACAACAATACAGGTTGGGAAGCAATTAAATCAAACGACGAATCGGAAACACCTACCAAATATAATTGGAATGGCACAGCTTGGGTGTCCGAATAGGAGACCTTAAATGGCAAGAACTAACGGCGGATTAATAGGAAAAAGTCTTATACCTGCAATATCTGGAGGTGGAAACACTGTTACTACAAAAAATTCATCAGGATCACATACCACACAAGCAGGAACTAGATTAGCTAGAGTTTTAGTTGTAGGTGGCGGTGGAGGTGGTGGAGTCAATATGGCTGGCGGAGGTGGAGCTGGTGGCTTTAGAGATATTTCATGTATTTCAGTTTGTGGAAACACTTCTTATACAATGACTGTTGGAGGTGGTGGTAACGCATGTTATCCAACATCAGCTAGTGGAACTAATTCTGTAGCTTTTGCATGTACACCTATTTCAATAACTGGAACAGCTGGAGGCCGTGGAGGCGGTTCAGAACATAATGCTTCTACAGGAGGATCAGGTGGAGCTGGTGGTGGACACCCTGGTGCTTCGCAAACTGGTGCTAATGGTAATACTCCCCCTACAAGTCCATCTCAAGGAAACAACGGTGGAAACGGTTATGGTGGTGGTGGCGGAGGTGGAGGAGGTGGTGCATCAGCCGTTGGTGGAAATTCTCCAAATAATAATACTCAAGCAGGAAATGGTGCAGCAGGATCTAGTAGTAATATTACAGGTTCTTGTGTAACTTATGCTGGTGGAGGCGGTGGAGGTAATTATACTATTCCTAGTCCTTCAGCTGGATGTGGTGGCGCTGGTGGTGGTGGTGATGGCGGAGCTGGGCCAGCTGGTGCAGCTGGTGCTGGAACTGCAAATACTGGCGGCGGTGGTGGTGGAGAAGGATCAGCTACTGAAAAAACTGGTAATGGTGGATCAGGTGTAATAATTATAAAAGAATTAAACAAAGCCCCTGGAGTGTGGAATTTAAAAACACATTATAAACAAAAAAGAGCAAATCTCTGGACTTTTTAGTAAAAATAAGTATATTCTTTTTATAGTGGTAAAAGAAAGAATATGAATCTTACAAATTATTATTGGTATTTTCAATCGGCAATACCTTCACGTATCTGTGATGATATTGTTCGTTATGGAAAACAACTACAAGATCAAATGGCAGTAACAGGTGGTTTTGGTAATCAAAAATTAAATCAAAAACAAGTTAAAAATTTAAAAAAGAAAAGAAACTCTGATATTGTTTGGATGAATGACAGATGGATATATAAAGAAATACAACCTTATATTCATAATGCAAATGCAAATGCAGGTTGGAATTTTCAATGGGACTTTAGTGAGTCTTGTCAGTTTACAAAATATACTAAAGGACAATTTTATGATTGGCATTGTGATGGTTGGGACAAACCATATATGCGAGAAGATAATGATCCATCAAACGGTAAGATTAGAAAATTATCTGTGACTGTTACACTATCAGATCCTAAAGATTACAAAGGCGGTGAGTTAGAGTTTGATTTTAGAAATATGGATCCTGATAAAAAACCTAACATTAAAAAATGCACAGAAATATTACCTAAAGGATCTTTAGTTGTGTTTCCTGGTTTTGTATGGCATAGAGTATGTCCAGTTAAAAAAGGAACAAGACACAGTTTAGTAATATGGAATTTAGGTTGGCCTTATAAATGAGTATGACATTTCCAAAAGAATTAATTGTAGAAGAATATTTTAAATGTCCTATATGGTGGGCAGATCAACCCAAATTTGTAAATAAACTTAACAAAGCATCAGACTCTTATATAAAAGCGTCACAAAAAAATTTAAAAAAATCAATTAATGAACGTAATAAAAAATTTGGTAACAAGGGAGATATGGGTCATGTGTTTCATTCAACATCTTTGATTGGCGATCCAAAATTTAAAGATTTACAAAACTACATAGGAGCAACTGCACACAATTTATTAAATGAGATGGGTTTTGATTTAACAAACTATGAATTATTTACGACAGAAATGTGGGTGCAAGAATTTGCTAAACAAGGAGCGGGACATCATACTTTACATACACATTGGAATGGCCACATATCTGGTTTTTATTTTTTAAAAGCAAGCGAAGCTACATCTATGCCACTTTTTGAAGATCCAAGACCAGGCAATATAATGAATCTTTTGCCAGAAAAAGATAAAACAAAAGTGACTTATGCAAGTTCTCAAATAAATTATAAAGTTAAACCAGGTAGAATGATTTTTTTTCCATCGTATATGCCACATCAATACATAGTTGATATGGGTTATGAACCATTTAGGTTTATACATTGGAACTGCCAAGCAATACCAAAAGGAGTTTTAAATGTCGTTTAAAAAAAATAAGTATAGTATTTTAAAAAAAGCTATATCTAAAGAAATTGCAGATTTTGCTTTTTCTTATTTTTTAAATAAAAGAAAAGTTGCTAGATTTTTATTTGACCAAAGATATATATCTCCTTTTACAGAATACTGGGGAATCTGGAACGATGAACAAGTTCCTAATACCTACTCACATTATAGTGACATGGTTATGGAAACTTTATTATTAAAAGTAAAACCTGTTATGGAAAAACACACTGGACTAAAACTATCCCCTACTTATTCTTATGCAAGAATATATAAAAAAGGAGATGTTTTAGCTAGACATAAAGATAGATATTCTTGTGAAATATCTACAACATTAAATCTTGGAGGAGATTCATGGCCGATTTATTTAGATCCAACAGGTAAAAAAGGTCAAGCTGGTATTAAAGTAGATCTTAAACCAGGCGACATGTTAATATATTCTGGATGTGATTTAGAGCATTGGCGAGAAGAATTTAAAGGAAAAAATTGCGGTCAAGTATTTTTACATTATAATAAATCATCTTCTAAAACAGCAAAAGAAAACTTATATGATAAGAGGCCATTTTTAGGGTTGCCTGCTTGGTATAAAGGCTTTAAAATACCTAAATAATATTATATATAATAATATGGCGGGAGATTCCACCACACCATCTCCTGCCTTATTATTATTAGGTTTTTTATATGTTACAAAAATTAAAATTTGCTCCAGGATTTAACAAACAAGTCACATCAACCGGAGGTGAAGGCCAATGGGTTACAGGTGATAATGTTCGTTTTAGATATGGTTACCCAGAAAAAATAGGTGGTTGGGCTCAATTAGGTTCTGTTGAAATGACAGGTCGTAATACAGCTATACATCATTTTGTTAATACATCAGGTATTAAATATGCAGCTTTAGGTACAAGTAGTATTTTATATGCATACTCTGGTGGTATATTTTATGACATACATCCGATTAAAGCTACAACAACTTTAACATCAGCTTTTACTACAACGAATGGATCTGCAGCAGTTACTATAACTTTTGCTTCTGCTCATAGTATTAATAAAGGTGAT